TAAACCATGAGCCCCAGTACACACTACTGTGACTGTTGTTGATGATGAGCTACTTGTAAATTTAGCGCCTGTTAAAGTTTCTCTAATTGGATGAATGTCGTAATATGTTCCACCAGAATACACGTATAAAATTTTATTGGTTCCAATAGCGGCGTATTTAATTCCCGCGTTATTGTCCCAATGGTGTAAGGCTCTTGCCGCACCTGTCAGTTTATCTTGCCCTAATTGGCTCCATCCACCTATTTTTTCTGGAGTTCCGTACCTAAAACGTACATTATCTCCATCAAACCATTGCCCTTCAGCTCCGGTTTCTGTGACTTGTTTATTAAATCCTGGGGCAAAACCTAGTTTTTGTAACATAATAGACCACTATATATAACTTTTATAAAAAATATATTATTTTTTCCAGTCTATTATTAAATGAATTCTATCAATTTGTCCATTGTTCGTTACAGAGTGCACTTTTTCTGTGTTTTTAATTTCCCAAAGTAGACCTTCTTTTAAATTTTTTGACTCACCTCCAACAGTAAATATAACATCTTTGTTGGTTACAATTGGTAAATGATACCTAAGAGTTTCTTTTAAAGATTTACCATAATCTTGATGTGGTTTTATTTGACATTTTGAAGGTAGTTTAACTAGTATGGCTCTAACAATATGTCCACTACCATGTTTAGCTAAAAGTTCTGATTCTATACTACCTAAAATTTTAACAAATATACCATGATGAGTTCCTTTATCTAATATTTCTTTGTCAAAATCTTCATTATATACGATCGGTATTGTTTGAGTTTCAGCATGAACATCAAAACTATCTTGTCTAAAAGTATATTCTTTCCAATCTTTATCCATAAATAATTCAACATATTTTTTTATGTTTTTAAAATTGTTAATTTTATTAATAAAATTAAAATTTGGTGTTTTTTCCCAAACTTCATCTAAGTGTTTATATTGTTCATAAATATTATTTGGTAGTATCTCATCATAATTATGACTATCTTTTTCTATCTTATTTGTTTTAATTGTGTGTAAAGGAGCTTGAACATATTCATCGTTGTACCTAACTCCGTTAATTTCTAATTGCTGTAACTTATCTATGTCTAAAGTAAAACGTTCTTTATTACAAAAATCACATATATTATTAATAACTTCTTGTGGTTTAGAAACCAAATCATCATATTCTATGATTAATTTTTTTATTTTTGGATCTTGTAATACAGTTCCTACAGACTGATAATCAAATCTTATCATTTGATTAGGAGCCATCATATGACTGATGTTTGTATATACTCCACCCATTCTATAAAAAGAACCCAACACTTCTTTAAAAGGTCGTTTTAATAAAATAAATTTTATTTCTTTTGGTTTGATATATTTTTTAATTAGTTCAAGATTTCCAAGTGTCCCCCATGGAGCCCTGTCTATTATAACATCTTCTTTCCAATGCAAATAATATTTTTCAACTATATCATTTAAAATATTATCTATAGATTTATCATCTGGAAAATTTTTGTGAAAACTTCCTTTTTTAATATTATCTAAATTAAATAGTATGTTAACTAAATTACTGTGACCTGTTATGGCTATATTTGGATGTTGCATAAACATAGACGCTAATAAAGTGTTACCTGCTCTAGCAATCCCTCCTAAAAAAATTAATTCTTTCATATCAATAATCGCCTCATTTCAGGAATAGGATATTTTAAATTTTCATGATGTAGACTATAAATGAAAGATATTAATGTTAGTCTATCATCACTAGAACCGTCTGTATATTTTTGTGCAGCGTGTAGTTGTGATGCATCAAACAATAATAATCTATTGTACATAGATTCAACTATAATTGATTCTTTATACTCAGATCTTACTCCTTCCATTCTACAAATAGAAGTGCCACATTTTTTGTGATTACTTAAATATATAATAGCTGTGATTAAATTTGGATCTGTATGTTTATTACCTATATCTCTATCTTCTTTATTTACCTTTTGAAAAAATTGAGTTGCTTTAAACGTTATATTTTTAAAATCCATTGGATATAAAATAGATATTATTTTTGTAATGGAAGTATTAAATAAATCATAATTTATTTTATTTAACGATTCCGTTCTAACTCCAGGCCAATCATTATTAGGGTCTTTTTTGTAATTTAATTTTTTTGAATATTCTACAATTTTATCAGGATCATCAAAAAAATTATCAACTATGGTTGTTGGATAAATCATTGATTATAATAAGTAGGCAAACCTAAAAAAGGTCTTTTATCAAATTTATACTCCTCTCCAGAAGTTTTTATATTATTGTAATGTAAAAATACTTGACCACAAACCTCTCCTTCAAAAGTTTCTCTCCAATGTTCTAACACACACCCTGAATAAATTAACATATCTCCAGGTTCTAAATTTATTTTTACTCCTGGATTGTTACTGCTAGGTGTACAACCATCTACTCCTGAAATTCCTACATTTTTATTTGGCTCTAAAAATATCGGCCAAGAATCTCCGCCTAAATTTAAAGTTGTGGATATCTCACAGCTCTCTCTATCTTTGTGTCTTTTTAATTCATCTCCTTTTTTATAAAGTCTAGCATACGAATAAGTAGGAACTAAATCTAATTCAGTTTCTTTTTTTAATACTGGTAACATCTCCTCTAGTAAAACTTCCATCGCTATGTCTGAATAATGTGAGTAGGTTTTAGGAACTTGAGGATCATTAAACATGCCCCAGTCTTCTCTAAAAGGCGACATATATGAATTATCAAATAAATATCTTGCTACCTTTCTTTTTAAAAGAAAGTATTTAAAAATAAAATCTGATTTTTCTTTTGAGATAGCGGACTTAACCACAGTATATTTTTTATCTTTAAAACTCATATGATTCCTTTCTTCTACCATTAAAAGCTAACGTAATTCTTGGTTCATCTGTATCACATTTTTTTACAGAATGTAAGTATTTTGAATCAAAAACAACTATTTTACCAACCTGTGGTTTTATAATTTTATTAAAGTCTTTAAAAAAAGTTCCTGGTCCATAATCTGTTAGATATAAAATACCACTTACATCAATAAAACGATTTATTAAATTAGAGTCAAAGTGATTATGTTCCTCTACATAATCATTTTTATTTAATATATTACCCCAAGCTTCATATAAAACATAATCATTTAATAAATCTAAAACACCTTTAAAGTTTTTACTTTTTTTTACAAAGTATTTCCAATAAGTTTTTTTTCCTTTAACATTACTTTTATAAGAATATGACTCATCTATGTTATCTTTAATTTCTTGTATTAAAGAATTTATGTAATTCTGATCTTTTATCCAATATTCTTTTAGTAACATTTTATATGTAAGGCTTTCCACAACACCAAATAACTAAACTATACCTTGTTCCTTTAGTTACAGGAGAAACTTGATGCCAATTAAAAGAAGGAAAGACTATAACTGATCCTTTATTTTTAGCTTCTTTAGCTGTTAAAATATTATTTTTAACATCTGGATTACTTAAATCAAACATTAGATCACCACCTTCGTACTCATCACCCTCTGTTAAATTTACCGTAACAGATAGCTTTCTTATTTTACCATTTAAATTTTGATTTTTTTTACCTGTGTATATTTTGTCCCATGAATCCTGGTGCCAACCATAATATTGGTTTAATTTATATTTTGTAAACTGACAACTCTCTGCCCAATCCCATTGAAAATTCCAACCTGAATTTACGTTTGCAGTTCTTATATAAGGAAAGATTTCATCATAAACCCACTGGTCATTTATCCATGCTATGTTTGAATCTCTCTTTCTTTTTAAATCTTTCTTTTCTTCTTCTGTTAAATTTTTATATTCTTTTTTATCTGAACCTTCTATGCCTCCTGTTAATGCTATTTGTTCTTGTTTAAGATTTCCAAGTTTTATAATATCATCACAGACTTTTTCTGGTATCGCTCTATCAAAATACCAATAATAATGTTCATAGTGCATTTTTTCTTTCTAGTTGTATTTTTTAAATACCTCTTATGTTTTCCCACGTGTTTTCTTCTTGATTCCATCTCCAAGGGCCTGGTTCAGTTGGTACATCAACAGGTGGTTTCCATTTCCAATTTGTTTCATCCCACACCCAATTATCATGTGGTTTTGGTGGTATAAATTTATCAATTGATGAATCATAAGTATATCCTGATCCAGCATATACTTGTCTAAAATTATTATTATAAGATGTTTGTTTCCAATAAGTATCAGGGTAAGTTCCACCTAATTCTTCTTTTATTAAAGGATCTTCAGGGGTATTGTTAGCAACCCATGTTTCAGCTGAAGCTGACAAATCTCCACCATTAGCATCAACATCTGAATTGTTGATTACAACAACTCTTAAAACTGTATTGTCATCTGATTTAATTTCTGCAAAGTGTGCCATAATTTAATTCTCCTACGTTGGCCATGTCCCTTCTTTTTCAAACTTATAAACTTCAGCCATTGACCAAACTCCTGAAGCTCCTGCTGCTTGTGCAGTTTCTTTAACTACAACAATTCCTGATCCACCTGCTCCTCCAGAATTTCCTGATGGAATAGTACAATTAGCTCCGCCTCCACCATTTCCAGTATTTGAGCTTCCTGCTCCACCGCCTCCACCTGCTGGGTATCTTCCAGATATTCCACCGGCAGCGTAAGTTGTATTTGATGGGGATGCAGTTGGGCTATTTACATCTGAAGCAGTTCCTGCTCCTGAATTATTTGGATAAGCAGGTCCATCTCCGCCTACAGCGCCAGCTCCTCCGCCACCGCCTCCAGCATAAAGTGGTCCTCCGCCAGTATTTCCACCTTGATTTCCTTCCGGTGGAGAATAACCTCCAGCGTTTCCTGATCCTGAATTGATTGGTGGATTTCCTGGGTTTGATCCCCCAGATAGATTTCCTTTTCCACCTCCTGAACCTCCGTTCATGTCCGTTCCACCTGATTCTGCTCCTCCACCTTTACCACCAGCTGTTGAAGATATAGGTGTATCTGAAGCGAATGTAGAATTGTTTCCTTTAGCACCAGCGCCACCGCCGCCACCGACTGTTACAGTAACAGATGATGCAGGGATTGGGTGATTTGTTAAAACTCGAAACCCGCCGGCACCGCCGCCCCCGCCGCCAGCCTCATTTGGCCCCGTCGGTCCGCCTCCACCGCCTCCTGCTACTAATAAAACAGTAGCTGAGGTTTGGTTTGATTGAGCTGTGAATGTGCCATTCGAAGTGAACGCAGTTAAATTTTCTGATGTTGCTGTTGAAGGTTCTATTACTGGTCCTATGATTCCACCGTTTGACATGGTTAATTAAACCTCTTAACTTAGTTCTTCGTAATTTATAGTTATAACTGCATCTGAGTTATCACTAGCTCCAGCTTCAATGTTGTCGCCTTCTTCTAAATAAATTGCTGTATTTTTATCAACTACTACTAAAGTTGCATCTGCTGGTACAGAAATTGTACTTGCAATTGCAATCGGTGATCCACCAGATTTAGTTATAAAAACTGAAACGTCTACTGCTGATGATCCATCGATATTAGCTACAATAATATTGTTAACTTTAAATACTTTTCCAGATGATCCTGCGTTTGCAATAATTTCATTTGTTAGTGTAGTTGTTAAAGCCTCTTGATAAGACTTAGCTGTTATCGTTGATACGTTTACTAGATTTGGTGCTGACATAATTTATACTCCTGTAATCCTTTTAACCGAAAACTAATGCCATTGCAATAGCTTTTCCAGTTGTTGCCAATCCGCTACCATTTGCTTGGACTTGACCCGTGCCTTTGGGCACTAAATTAATGTTAATATTAGTATCTCCTCCAGAAGCCGTAAATGATGGTGCATTTCCAGCAGCTGCATTAGCAAAAGTTAATTCATTAATTGCTGAACCTGTTGCAGTTAATTTAAATAACTCATTTCCACTTGTATCTAAAATTGAAGTTCCAATTTTAGGAGAAGTCAGTGTTTTATTTGTTAAAGTTTGAGTGCCTGTAAGTGTTACGTCTCCACTTCCAAAACCAGTATCAAAAACACCAGTGTTTGTTGCTACACCATCAAGATAAATAATTTTGTGTGTTTTATCTGTAGTTGCAAAAGTAACCGTTGCACCTGAACCAGAGGCTGCTTTTAACTGTACTGTGTAAGCACCTGAAGTTGCGTTTTCAATAATATAAAAATTTTCTGTAAGTAATGGAAAAGTTACAATTTGGTTTCCAGAAATACTTCCTGATAATTTAATAACTCTTTGTTGAGCTGTACCTGTTAAAGCACCATTGTCGATATCTAAAGCTGTAGTTTGTGCACCACCTGCGATAGATACTTCTAAAAATCCACCTGTAAGTTGTTCTATAAGATTTAAATTTGCGTTAGTTTTTGTTCCCCAAGTACCGGCGTTTTCACCAGTTGCCATTAGTTCTAAACCAAGATCTGAATATGTTGAAGCCATAATTTTTTCTCCTAAGCTACGTGTGTTACGTCTGTATACGATGTATTTCTGCTTACGTCAACATCGGAATAACTTGCACTATTTGTTTTATTGACAGCACTATAACTTGTATTTCCGTCAATATCAATATCTTGATATCCTAATGGAGCAACATTTCCTACACTTGAAACAGCCTCCTGTCCAGTTAATCCCATAACATCTGCAGGTGAAATTGTTCCTACAGAAACCGTTGCAGAAACTCCGGTTAAAGGAACCCCTATTTCTAGTGTTAATGATCCTACTGAAGAATTAGCGCTTACGCCAGTTAATGTAAATACTTGTGCGTCACTTGTTTCAAGTTCACCTACAGAAGCGGTTGCACTTACTCCAGTAAGTCCCATGACATCGGCAGGAGAAATAGTTCCCACACTAGATGTTGCACTTACTCCAGTAAGCCCCATAACATCAGCAGGAGAAATACTTCCTACAGAAGAAGTTGCTTCTTGACCTGTTGGTGTAATTGTAGGAGATAAAATAAACGTAAATTCTCCAACAGAACTTGTTGCTTCTTGACCAGTTAATCCAACTACGTCTGCAGGAGTTATTGCTCCCACACTAGAAGTCATTGCACTAGGAGCAGTTAAATTAAATACTGCTGACTCAACAGTACCCCAACCATTTTCACCCCAGTCTAATGTACCCCAACCAGGTCTTTGTACTACTGTAATTTCACCTACGGATGCTGTTGCTTGTTGCCCTGAAAGAGTTACTGTAGGTGATTCGCCATAATCTTGTGATCCCCATGTAAGACGACCCCAACCTTGTTTAACAGTTGTTGCGTCGTTCCAACCTGCTTGTCCCCAGGATAATCGACCCCATCCTACCGACATGGGATACCTACGCTATACGAACTATAGCTGTTGAAGCTGCTGCTGCGGGAAATTGAATTGTAAAAGTTCCGCTAGATACAGTTTTGTCTCCACCGAATGCTACTACACAAACTGCTTTGTCTGATTGTGTATCATTATATATTAAACATCCGTTTGCTGTAAAAGATGCAGAAGTAAAACTAATATCTGCAAAATCACAAACTGCTGTTGAACCATCTAAAACAGGAGTAACACTTGTAAGTGCTTTTCCGCCTGCAGTGTATGCAGAACCCGATGTGTTTGATATTTCATTTGATGTTGAATAAGCTGTTGTACTTGCACCCATAGATGCTGAACTTGTGTATAAAGCTAATTTAAAAGAGTTTCCAGATGATGCAGTGAAGTTGTGAGTACCAACTAAAATTTCTTGTTTAAAGCTGTTACAAATTGCCGATGATATTGCCATAATTTTTTCTCCTCAATTTATGGAGACGGAGATTTAACTTGTATTCTAACAGTGCCGTCAGTATAATCATCTCGTCTTCGTCTTCCTAGCTGCATACCTGCAAACTGTTGTATAGCATTTTTATATCTATTTTCATAGTATGTCAACATATCAACTGGACCTTTTAAAAACGCATAAGCCTCAACTAGACATGCATATAATAAACCCTGTGGAAAATATGTACTTAAATATGTGTTGTTGTTAAAACCAGTGCCTGATCCAAGTCCATTTGGCATTTTATTGTAATAAATTCTAAATCTATAAGCTGCATCAGGAGTAGGCGCTAAATATAGCCCTCCAGATGAAGTATCTGTAGTATTGTCAGCACCACCAAACATTGCATAATATTTAGGCAATCCTGTAACATCTTGTGCAGTTAAATCTCCTTCAGTCCCAGTTAATCTATCTACGTATTCCGATAAATATGTTTGATCTTTTTTCTCTAGCCAAATACCATTGCCTTCAGTATTAGCTGTTGATTCAAAAACTTCAACACCTCTTATAAATAAAGCCCCAGCTGGTGAATTAATTGTATTGTCATCAGCAGCTAATGTACCTTCTTGAACAAATCTTTGGGAGTCCATAGGAAGTTCTTGATAGATTCTAAATTCAGCCGCCATGATAAATTCATCAATAACTGCTTGTGTAAAAACACCATCATCTACTTCAGTATAATTTCTTATTGCTGTAGTTAATGTGCTGTAATCGTATTTTTTAACTCCTGACATAATTAAGCCCTATCATTTATCGGTCCAATTGTACACTGAAAACCGCCCCCTGTTTCTGTGCTGCTAGCATTGCTCACTAACTCAAATGTAAAACCTGTTTGTGTTATTGTAGTCGCTGGACTACCTGTGCTATCGTTGTATCCTGCTGGTGATGATGTTTCATTAAGCGTAGCTATTTTGTAGGCACCAAATACTTTTGCTCCGCTAGAATGAGAACTAGCTGTTGTAGCAACAGGGCTAACTCCTCTGTAAGGTGCACTTGTTCCTCTTATGCATCCAGTTAAATCAGTCCCTATTCCACCAGTATCTACTCCTGTATATTCGATAACTTCATTCTCATAAAATCCTGTTGTGCTATTTACTTTTTCAATAACAACATACCCACTTGTAGGTAGATTGGTACCTATAGGTATTAGTAATTTAATTGTAGTGTCAGTGCTAGTAATGTCTCCTGATAAAAGTGCTCCTGATAATTGCAACGTAGCTACACTAACACCACCTACTGGAGATTTAACATTTCTTAATCTAACAAAATCATTTACCTGCATGGCACCATTCTCAAAAGCTATAGAAACAGTTGCATCGGCCGCTGCAGTTGTAATTGGATTATTTATTAAAAAATCTTCTGTTGGAAATTCTGTTCTTGCTGGGCTAGCATGGTGTAAAGCCTGTGGATCTGCACTTGTAGGTTTAGGTTCTAATTGTGGTTGTTTAGGTTCAAATTCAGAAATATGTACCCACGCACCATTCCATTCCCTAACCATTTCGTTGTATGGAAAAGCCATACCGGATCTATCTGAGATTGCTAAAGCATATTTACCTTGTGAAAAAGTAGTCATTAACCAATACCAGGATAATATATTTTAGGAGATATATATGTAGAGTTAGAAGATCCGTCTTCATCTTCTGCTCTTAACAATTCATCTTCATACAATAATTTTAATTCTTGAACTCTTTGTGGTGCATATTTTACAGCTAAGTAATAAGACAAACCTGCGATCATGCATGGAACAAATCTGTAAGGAACATCAGTTGCATTTGTGTATGCACCTACATCATCAATTCTTTTTGTATAATAAAAATTAATATAATTTCCATCTTCAGACGCACCTGGTGTTAGATACAAAGTCATTGTAACTTTATCAATAAACCTTTGAACCCAATATTGACTTGGTAAACCTTCAGAAGTTTTATTAGAAAAGCCTTGATATTGAGATCTACTGATTTTAGTCATTGGTGTATCAACAGACGTAGATTTAACTCTATAAGCTGCTTCTTGAATATCAGTCATACCAATTGGAAACTGTAAAACTGCATCACCAGTAGTATGAGTTGCAGCAGTGCTGCCATTAACACCTCTAACACATCCTGTTAGATTTAATGAAGAGATTCCAGAATAAGTAATCTGTTCTGTTCCAATAATAATTATACCGCTTGTAGGCAATCCTGTAACTGAAGCAACTCCAATTGTAGTAACGCTTGTATTTATACCAGCAGATAAAGTTGTACTAATACCGCTTGACGTACCATCAGATGGTGATCTAAAGAAAGTATAAACTGCTTGGCCATCTACTAAGGCTACATTTTGATTTTTTACTTCCCAAAATTGTAAGCCTCTGTTACCCCATTCAGAAAATAAAATATTTAAAGATCGTTTTGCAGTTTTAAGCTGATAGCCAGAAACCCCCTGCATCCCAATACGTTCGTATGCATCTTCAATAATTTCATCTATTCCAAGATTCTTATCAAAAACATAAGAACCCGAGGTTACGTTAGCCACTTAGACCTCCTATCCGGCTGTTAAATTCGGACCAGAATATTTGTCTGTTAATAAAGTGTAGGC